TTTGCCGCGCAACCTCCGGTTCCATGCGGTTATCCGAGTATTGGCGGCGATTGAACTAAGTTCAGTCTTGAATTGCTCAATCACGCGGACTGTCATCCATGCGTGATCGCGCCCTTCACTATCCTTCGGGTCGGACTGTTTCCATTCGGAGATAGCCCGGTCTTCTAGGATTTCTAAGACCTCCTGCACCAACGGGTCGTCCAGCAGGTCTTTCGCCTTGCGCGAAACTTCTTCGTTTAGCTTCATACTATGGGCCTAGCTTGCGGGCGGGAGACGAGGTTCATCACGTTGCGCTCGCGTTCCATGTCTGCACGGATGCGGGCCACGTCAACCTGCGTGCCGTACTTCATTTCCATTTCCGCCGCACGCAGTGCCACGTCCGCTTCCAGCTTGTCGCGTTCGCGGTCGTCCGAAAGCTTGACCTGCGCTTCTTGCAGGCGGACCTTCGCCGCGTTGATTTCGATGTCCGCCAAAATCTTCTGGCGTTCGACTTCTGCCAGCAACTCAGCCGGATCTGGCTTCGCAGCGGCACGCTCGGTCTGCTGCTGCATACCCTGCATTTCCTGCGGGCCAATCGGACCGAAGTAGCGCGTAACGTCCTTGAAATCGTTCGCCACCAAGATGTCGTTCATGGTGTTCTGCATCTGCATGATGTTTGCGACCGGGTTCAGCGGCCCCATCATCTGCACGGCCTGTTCCTGCTTTTGCAGGATCATCATCAACACCGCCAAACGCTCGGCCTTGTTGCCATTGCCCAAGCCCACGTTGACGGCCACGTCCATCGACGCATCCCAATAGCGCGGGTCCACCGGCACATATTGGTTACGCAGGCGCACGACACGGGGCTCGTCTTGGAACTTGATGATCGCTTTCAACAGGCCCTTGAACAAACGCTTCATGCCCGTTTCCGCAAAGATGCGGGCGATGAGTTCGATGCGTTGTTCTGCACCTTGCGACATCAGGTCCACGGCTGCTTTCGTGGTTGATTGCAAGATGTCTGCGTTCACGCCACTCGACTGCGGCGTGATGCCGGTGCGCTGCGTCTTGATCTGGTCCAGATAGCCCAGCACACCCAGCGCCTGCTGGCCGACGAATGTTTCCGTCAGCGGCTGCACCATGCCCGGTGCGCGCTGGCGGATGATCGCGCCCACTTCCGTGTTCATCACGTCATCAAGGTTCACTTGGCCTTCGACAACTGCCATACGCGGCGTGATGATCTGTGCGAGACTATCAAGCGTATTTCGTAATATGTTGGATTTGATAAGCTGCAAGTCCATGACCTGTTCGGCCAGCGACTCCCCGATCACCGTGTGCGGCTCTGGATCAGGGCAGAACAACGCAAGCTGCACTTCGTCTATGATTTCGTCGTGCAACACGTGCGCTGCTTCGCCCACGGTGCAAACCCGGCGCAGTTCGGCGATGCCGTCGCCGTCCTTGTCGATCCGAATGTAGCTTTCCACGTAGTAGACGCGCAGCAGCGCGTCATCCGGCTGGTTGGAGCTATCTAGAAACGGCTGGATGGCCGGGTTGCGGACGAAGGCTTCGTTGTTTAGCTCGAAATTGTCGCCGTACGAGCCCGCATACTCCATGATTTCGTCTTTGTCGTAGCCCATCGCTACGAGGTCCGAAACCGTCTTCAACTGGCGGCGTCCCACGTAATTCGACGTGTCCAAATCACGCGCGTTGCGCGAAATCAGGAACTCTTCCGGCGGAACGGCTTCGACGACCAATTTCCGCTGCTTTTCTTTCTTGCGGACGCGGATGGAATACTCTGCCTTGGGCGGCAGGGGCATACCGTCCTGCACTTCTTCGATATATTTCTCTTCCGCCTCGACCACTTCCAATTCTGGGTCGTTCAGCAGCAGCGTATATTGGTCGATGCGCCACTGCACGATGCCGGTTTTGCGGACCAAAGCGTCCTTGAACACGTCATACAGTACTTTGAAGCCATTATTGTCTTGATAGAAGACGTAATTGACGTAGTCCGTGGCCTGTTCGGCCAGCGGAACGTCTTCCATGCTGCGCGGAACGAACTCAACTGCCTTCTCGGCGGAGGTAAAGATACGAAGCAATGGCGGCATGACCGACAAAACCACGTCTCGCACTTCCGTGAGGACAATGCTCGACCGATTTTCTTCTTCGTTGCCGAACAAATCCCCTCTATAATAGGAGGTTGCGGCTTCGCGGGCCGGTGCGATCCACTCGTCGATGTAATCCGCCGCATCGTCGATGGCACCGCCGACGACTGCTTGAAATTCCTCGTCCGACATCTCTTCCGGTTCGGCTTCTTCCTCGCCGTCGGCCATGTACGGACCGCCGTTTCCTTCTTCTTCGTCGTCTTCGACGGGCTCAATGCCGCCGTCTTCCGTGACGCGGTATTTCTTTTCCTTGTCGCCGTCTTTCATTTCGACGGAAACACCCTCGTCCTTTTCGTAGGAAACTTCGACTTCACGCGCCACGGTCAACTTCCTTTGCGAACTCGCCACCATGACCAGCCGGTTTCATTACCGGCGTCATAGTGCGGGAAAATCTCGGTTACGGCTTGGAAAACGCCTTCCCACGGAAGGTCATCGCCGCCCATTGTACCACCCGGCTTCAATTTAGGCCACCACGCCAAAATATCGGCCTTGACACTGTCGTAATCGTGCCCCGCGTCGATCCAAATGAAATCTACGCTCTTGTCTTTGAAACGTCCTGCGGCAATCACACTGTCTTCGCGGTGGACTTTGACTGGGATGGGTGCAGCTTTTAGGTTTTTCGTGAAAACCTCGAACAGACTGTCGCGCTCCGCGTCATTCTCGTGCGCTTCTTCGTCGGAACCAAGCCAATGGTCCACGCAGTGGAACTCAATGTCCTTGCCGCTATTGTGGATCTCCACCGCCATGAACGCAGCAGAGCGGCCCTTCCATGATCCAACCTCCACGAAGACGGAGCCCGGTTCGGCTTTTTGCACGGCGTCTTTGTAGGCCGAGGCAAAGTTGAACCAACCTTGGATGTTCTCGTAGAAATGGTCCACGTTATTTCTTTTTCGTCTTCGCGGCGCGCATGTTGTCCACGAGATTTGGATACGGGCGACCTGCGGCCTTCGCCGCCGCCTTGGCGGATGCCTTCTGTTTTGGCGACAATTTCTTATCGGTCTTGGTGGGGTCTTTCTTTTCCCAAACCGGCTTCTTCATTTCTTTTTGCCTTTTGCCTTACCGGCTTCTGACAAAGCGATGGCAATGGCCTGCTTCTTGGACTTCACGACCGGACCACCCTTGCCAGAATGCAAAGTGCCGCCTTTGAACTCGCCCATGACCTTGCCAATTTTCTTCTGGGCCTTGGTGGGTTTCTTCATGGGAGAAAGCTCCGGTCGAATTGTGGGGAAGACAAGAAAATAAGGCTTTTCGCGGGGAAAGTCTATACCACGCCGGATGGCGCGTCAGACGACGCCCCGCACGTTGCGTTTCAAGCTTTTACCGGGCACCCATGCCGGTGCCCTGCCACCGACTTGGGCGGCAGTACTGGCGAAGGTCAAACACAGCGCGTCCGCCAAGTCCGGCGACCTGAGCCCACGTTTCTTCATCTCGGTTTTGCCTTCAACCTTGATCTTCCCGTTCGAGAGAAACGTGTACCGGGGCGATGCCAACTCTTGCCGCAGGTCGTCGTTGATTGGCAACTTACACGCACGCCCCTGCAACCAATCCTTGGCGGACAACCACAACTCGTCCCTGAGCTTCGCCGCCTGCGGGTTCATGGCGGAACTCTCCGACACGTTGACGTCCCGCACGTTGAAGCCCTGCTCTCGCAAGCGGTCGGCGACACCACCACCCATGCCGATACTGTCCACGCAGATCTCCGCAGGCTTGTCGATGCCCGCCTCGTAAACGACCTTACCGACCGTTTCCATCAAATCGGCACCGGACCACGCCTTGAACTCCACGACCACATTGCCCTGCCGTTTGCAAAGCACCGTGCGGTCGTCACCGAAGCGCGCCACGTCGAGCCCGTAGATCAGTTGCGAGTTGGGGTCCATCACCACATCGCGGTGCATCGCGGTATCAACCAACTCTGCCGGAATAAGCACGTCATCGTCGCGGAGCGCGAAATCTCCCAACACGCGGACAAGGTACGCATTGGACATCTCTCCGTAGGTCGCAGCGATCTGGTTGATGAAGTCCTGCGAGACTAATGGGTTGTCTCTGCACGAGACGTGCATCGTCTTCCAATCGTTGCGAAGCGCATGGTGCGTGCGGAAGAACAATCCGCTATTGCGGGTCGGGTTCCCGATGAGGACGGTGGTCGCTGCGTGGCCGGACATGCTGCCCGCCGCACTCTCGAACACGGGCTCAGGAATAGCAGAAGCCTCGTCGCATATCAGGAGAACGTGCTCGGAATGGACGCCTGCGAGGGCTTCTGGCCGTTCGGCGGATGAGGTACGTGCCGAGATGAACGAACTCTCCGGCGCAGCCTTCAGCACAATTCTGTCGGAGAACACCTCAATGCTGTCACGCAGTACCGGGGGGAGGACGTTGATCCATTTTTTAACTTCGGAGAAGAGCGCGTCGAACAACTGACCGGAGGTGGGGGCGGTACACACTGCCTTCTGTGGGAAGCGCGTCAGCATGTGCCAAATCAGCGCC